ATCTTTCGTCCACTCTGCATCCCAGTGTTTCAATCCTAAAAGAGTGTTTGCATTGATAAGTGTTGACCCAGTTCCTAAGAATGAATTACCATATTCTTGTTCAAACTGTGCTTCCGATGTATTTGCAATTGTAATTTTCTTCCACTCTTCATCTCTATCAGGAACATCATACCAATTAATAGTAAAATGTTTATACTCCGATTGACCTGATACTGCACTTTGATAAATTTTATAGAACATATTACCAACACCATTTGCAGTTGAAGTAATTATAACTTTTGAATCTTTACCTGATGTGACCACGGGATATGTTGCAGTATAGAATTCTTCTGCACCTTCTACGAATGCAAACTCATCAAGATATAGTAAATTGATAGAGAGACCCCTAATAGAACTTGATGAAGTTGCAGCTGCAACTACAGTTGAGTCATTTGCAAATTCTATTGAACCTTTGTTAAGAATTTTGACACCAGGCTGTAAAAAGAAAGGAACGGATTCTAACATAGTCACAATCCTTCCAATCATCTCTCTTGCAATTGCACCTTTGTTTGCAAGTATAGCGACTGTCACTTCAGGTGTAAATAATAGATACCATAATAAGTATGCACATGATGTGATTGATTTACCTGACTGACGAGATGCAAGAACAACATTGAAACGATTAGTGTCATAGTGTTCTATCAATTCTTGTTGATATCCACGAAGTTTAAACGGAACAAGACCTTCGTCAAGTGATATAACTTGACAATACTCTTCTATAAAATGAACAGGGTCTTTTGAACACTTCAAGTATTCATCTAACTCCTCTTTGGTATACTGAGTTTCAACACCCGACCTTTTGATACGAGTGTTTCCTAGATACCCTTCGTTCTTAGGTTGAACCATCTTTTAAACCCCAATGTGATATAGGTGAATGATTTGAAAGTGAATGTTCACCATCAAACGATAATTCCCATCCTAAAAAGTTTTCTACTTTTAAATAATTCAAATCTTTAATATGACCTTCCCATTTTACTTCTTTGTTCATTACTGTATTTCTGTAAATACTATTTCTTTCTATGTTTGGATAATAATCCAATAAAAATCTTTTTGAGTATTTAGAATGTGACTCTAATTGTATATCATCCCATTCTGAGAATGAGTTTCCAACTATATCTGATAACTCTACATTATTTGGATATAGTTTATCTATAAAATCATTCTTCTTTGCATACTCTACTAAATCTAGTATGTGACCAACTTCTAACTCCTTATCTCCTTCTTGATAAAAGTTTTTAAGAAATCTTTTCTCATTCCAAAACTCTGATGTTAACCATTCATGTAAATAGATATCACACTCAGGTAATTCTGTTTCTAGTAAGTCACCATGAATATACTCTACACTATCTCCGAGTATTTCTTTCATTCTATGAATGAGTCTTCCTCTTCTTTCTAATGCATAGACTTTCTTTGCACCATATTTAACTGCAAGATAACATAGTATACCTGAACCTGCACCTAAATCTATAACTACTTTGTCTTTGACATTCTTTGAAATCCAATCTTCGTATGATTTGTTTCTCCGAAAATCAGTAAAACAATATGCAGTTTTAAAGAACTTTATAAAATTATCATTCCTTAACATTCTTCTTTTTCAAAAACTTCTGTAGTTCAGAAGTTGACCCAACATATAAATGATTATGTTGTGTCTTCACATCATTTTCTTTTTCTAAATCTTTTAATTTCTTTTGTATATCAATAAGTTTTTCTGCAGTATCAGAAACAGTTTTTATTAGTTGTCCTGCAACCTCATATGCTCTAGGACTCTCTGTTTCTTTTGATAGGTCTAATATACCATCTATTGCATCTTGACCTCGTTCTACGAGGTTATAGAGGTTCTCACGGGCATATCTGTAGTCGGTCTCTGCATGTTCCGTTCTTTCAGGAACTTTGACTACTTCGGTTGATTTCTTTTTTATATCCTGACTGATATCTAGGATATCATCCAGTTGTTTGTCTATATCTTTCGGCATAATTAACTGTCATCGGTTTCACTAAATGTCTCTTTAGCACCATCATCATAAAATGTCACTGTTTCTGCAACTACGAATGCATCAGATGGTTGAACTGAACCAACAAACATCAAGGTTGTTGGATTTGCAATCGTCACATTTGCATTTAAAACTATTGAAAGTTTATCACTTGCAATACTACTAATAGTTGGATTAGTTGTGTTTCCTGTATAGAATACTTCATCACCAACACTTATAGAACTATTTATTGCAGTTGGAAATGTCACTGTAGTTGAGTTAGATACTGCATTACACACTGCTGAGAAAGCAGGTTCATAGTGTTTAACTTCTTTGACCAATCCACTTTCATTGATTTGTGTTGATGTAAACTGACCTGATACAGAGTCATTGATATATTCTCTTTCAATAACATTCGTAATAACATCACCAGTGTATACAGGGCCGAAGAAGTATAGTTTCATAGTAAATTCTAAATTGAATTCAATAATTCTTCTTTCTTCAAAAGTTCCTTCAAACTGGTCATCCATTGATACGGAGTTTAATATTATTGGAACATCCCTAACATCTGACATTGAATCAATCATTTTCATGGTGACTGTATATTCAGGTTGAAAGTATGGTAAAATTTGTTCGGTGATTTGTAATGCATCACTCATGTTCTTTGCAAGAACACTAAGTGTAAAATTTAAGTTGTATGGTGCAGGGTTATATTGAAACTTTCTATCTTCTCCATTTGATTCTAATGTTGTTTTTGCATGTCTAATTAATTTGTTTTGTTGTCTTGCTTGGTCGTATTCAAAACCAGTGACTTGGAATGCCATACGAGGTAAACTGATTTGTGTTCTATTACCATCTGATAGATTTGGTTCTTCTGCAAGTCTTTGTAAAAACTTTTGTTTTGGGCCGTATGAAATAGGAACTAATTGTTCTGTTAAAACAGTTCCATCCGATTTAGTTTTCTTGACCTTAATGTTATTGAAGAGAGTTCCAAATATTGATACACTTCTTCTTATAGTCTCATTATAGAAATATGTTCCGAACATTATGCATAATCCCTAATATACTCTTTTACTTTTAGGACTGTATCTAAGTTTTCTGCATCTTCGTCAGGTATGTCTATATCATACTGTTCTTCTAGTTGCATAACTAATTCAACTATTGACAATGAATCTGCACCTAAATCGTCTATTAGATGTTTGTTATCTGTCACTTCTGACAAGTCAAGACCTAAATGGTCTGCAATTAATTTTTCTATCATTATGGTTCTCCAAATGGATTTGTTTCACTAAAGTCTAAGTAATCGTTGTCCTTATCTTCAAAATCTTTATTCTGTGCATTACCATCGTTTCCAAAAGTCATGACATCAGTAATAGTTTGAATAGTATATGATGCACCATTTGTTGCACCTACTAATGTATCACCAACTTGAAGTGTTGCAGTGTTATCTTTGATTGTAAGAACTCTTGTATTCGGTATCCATGATACTACTTCACCAACTGTTGACCCACTTAGTGTCACATTTTCGTTTACATAATATGTTCCACTTCCACCTGTGTTCATTGTCATCTCAATACTATATGCTTGTTGGTCTTCAACAATATCAATTGAATCAACACCAGTGTCAAAGTCTTCACCACTATATTCAAATAATTCACATCTAAGTTTAAATACAAATAGTTTACCGACTTGGTAGAAAGGATTTTCGTGTTCTACAAATTTAATTTCAAACAATGAACCTGAGAATGGTAGATAAATTAAATCACCTTCATTTGGTCTAAGTGAAGTTGCAAGATTGGAATCAAGTGAAATAAATCTTTCCCATGACCTTAGTGATAATACGAATGTAGCTTGGTCTGCAACTCTAACACCAAACTTACTGAATAAATCTCCTTCTCCTTCAAAACCATCAGTGTTTTCAATATACATTTCAACACTATATGAATCTCCAAATTTAGATTGAACATCTTCCCCTAGAATAGAATCTTCTTCTACTATTTCTCTAGGTAAGTAATATGTTTCGTGTCCATAGAATCTTAACGACTCAACAACTAAATCTTCATATAGATGTTGTTCAGTATTGACTGCATGGTTAAAGTATACATTTGTTGGCATTTAATTATCCTATCATATCCATAACGGGTAATTCATAATTCAATCTTGATTCTTCTTCAAGTCTTTGAATCTCCGCTAGTGCCTCTTCCTTCATAGTTTGTGCATCAAGTGTCACACCACCAGGCAGTGCAATACCTGAGAACTTGGAAAGGTTCTCACCCCATTGATACTTGACTAATGCAGTTGCATATTTTTTCAACCACATGTCGTTGTAAATATCTGTGAAATCTGTTGGGTCTAACTTCCTATAACATTCAATTAAAAGGAACTCATTGTCGTTTATCATGTCAACATCTCCGTCAAAGTATAATCTATTCATATGAGTGTTATAACGAATAGGTGTTTGACCAACAAGAATGTTGTCTAACATTTGAATGTGTTGTTGAACTTGTTCATAATAAAGTATATTTGTTGCAGTTAAGTCATAGATATCATTTAATCTCAATTGATATCTAAGGTCAAACATATTAAGATTATGTTTGTCGTTAAATGGATATACTTGTATTACTGATAATACAAATTCAGGAAGAACTATGTAATTCTTCTGATGTTTAAACTGTTCATCTGTGTAATCATGTGTCCCTGCAGAAGTTTCTGTGAAAGTTTCATCTTCTTTCATTGAAGTCAACTTTGCATTCGTCATTGAATGTTTTAGGTATGTCCTGATAGAACCATCGTAATGGAATTCTCTGAAATACTGAAGTGCTTCATCAATTCTGTCATCAAACTGGTCATCGTCCACATTGATTTCTAGAACTGGAGCTCCAAGTCTTCTCTTAATATATTCTTTTAATGATGCTTTTGAATTTGGTTCTGACATAGTAATAAATCCTGTTTATTACTATTTATGACATTTTTATTCTTGGAAGTAGGTTTTATGTTGAAGTCTGTCTATTTTTTCATCTATTTTGTTAAGGATATCATGTAATCTCTCCATATCCTTTTCTAACTCATCTCTAGTGACATATTCTTTACCGATTTCTTCTCTTGTTCTGTTAAGAAGAATATCAACTCTCTTTAATTCGGATAAAGCATTACGGACTAAAAACCCAAGTGGGCCTATAATCATTGTAAGTAAGATGTTCCAAATTATATGATTGTCAAATTCCATACTACTATTTAGAGTATTGGACTGTTAAAAGATTGGATTTCCATTGGGGTCTAGATTGAAACTAAACTCATCAGGATTCCAATTATCATGACTTCCTTCCATTCTATTGAACACTCTCATATTGAATGAAACACTATATCTATCTTTCTCAGTTAGATTAGGTTTTACCATATGCATTGTTCCACTTGGAAAAAGAATTAGTTCTCCTGATATCGGAGTGAAGTTTACTTCTTGTCTAGTTCTAGGATGCATAGGACAATCTTGAACTACCTTGATATCTTTATCAATAAAACTGATATCTCCCTCGTCACCATCTGCACGAATATAGAATACACCTGAATACCAACAGCCTGGATGTAAGTGAGGAGCATTCCATGCACCTTTATCATTTATATTCAACCACATATTACCAACATCCATCTGACACTCTGTTTCATTTAGTCCATGAAAAGGCCATACCTCATCATAAAATGTTCTTTCTATTCTTTTTATTAATGGTTGAAATGCAGGATGTGATTCACAACCATCATTAGATTGCCATCCTGTATATTGATTAGAGAGTTGTCTTCCAACTGGGTCTTTTCTCCTCATTGCATTACATTCTCTTACTAATTGTTCCATGTATTGTTGAGATAATCCTCTATCTTCAGGTAAGTTAGGGTCTAAAAGATTTCTTTCAAACACATAAGTTGGAAATAATAATCTAACTGACATCGTCTTCTCCTTTATGCATAG